TATCCTCTTTCTGGAAACCCTGTCCATATTTTGGATAGAATTTCTTCGGATTACCACATTGATTGGCAGATTGATAATAAAACCCTTCTCATTTCTGATGTGGATGGAAGTTTTGAAAATAAGGACAAGACCCTAGTTCCAAAAATTGGTCAAATGTCGGGATTAATTGAGTCTCCAGAATATGTCAATGAAGAAGCAAAACGTCTACGACGAGAAGTGGCAGGGAAGACAAAGAAATACAAAAACCCCAAAGAGAACTCTCTAAAGATCAAAATCCTATTAAACCCAACGATTGTTGCTGGGAGTGTTTTCAAGTTGGAATTCGGAGAAATCACCGGATTCTATATTGTTTCTGAGGTAAGACACAAGGGTGGATATAGAGACAACGATTGGTATAGTGAAATTCTTGCCACACAAAAGATAGATTAGGAGGAAAGATGAGCCAGCGAACACCAAGTTTCCAGGAAATGCTTGTTGATAGTTTTGACTACCATATTTCTGATATATACACATCAATTCCTGGAATTGTTGTTGCTGTGGATAATCTTGAAGAACAGAGAATCACTGTACAACCCTCCGTCAATATGCGAAGTGCAGACGGTGTGACAGTATCTGAACGTCCTCCAATTTTAAATGTTCCTTTGCACATGCCTGTGACAAAACAAGGCGGATTGACATATCCGATTAGTGTGGGAACCCCGGTATTTCTTATTTTCTCCATGCGTGGATTACAGAATTGGAAAAGAAGCAACGGATACCCCACCACACCATCTGACATTCGTAAGTTCGATATCAGAGATTGTGTAGCCATTCCGGGCATCTATCCTTTCAGTGAAGCACAGAATAAGGGGCGTGTAAATGCTCATAGTGTTGATGATGTTGTGCTTGTTCATAACATTGGTGGGAATGAGTGCGAGATTAGACTTAAACCGTCTGGTGATATTATTGTCAATAGCCCTACCAAAGTTACAATTAATGCTCCAGAAAACGAAGTGAATGGAAATATGACCATCAACGGGAATTTCACAAATACAAGTGGAACATTCACTGTCAATTCTGGGTCAATTGCTATGTCTGCTTCTACAGGGGCGTCTATGAATGCTCAATTCGACTTGACAGGGGATATTATCCTGAATGGTAAATCTGTTGACAATCACGATCACGGCGGGGTGGTTGCCGGGGGCGATAGGACAGACCCGTTTAATGTATAAGGACATTCTATGGATTTATTGCTAGAAAGAGAAACAGATAAGCCCAATACACATGATCTTATATTTGTCAACGGTGGATGTCCAGTGACAAGTGATAGGACTGATGTTGTAACGCAGAGGGTTTATATTCGTTTGCGTACATTTTTGGGAGAATGGTATTTAAACGCTCCGTATGGAGTCCCCTGGTTAGAAAGAATTCTCGGGCACAAAGGAAGAAAATCAACAATAGATGCAATCCTGCAAGAACAAATTCAATCTGTGAGTGGTGTTGCTGAAATTACAGAGTTTACGTCTTCCTTTGACAATGCTAGGCGAGAATATTCTTGTTCTTTCAGGGTGAGGACGGATAGTGGTCAACTGTCCAATACAATACAAATATAAGGACTTAACAGATGGCTGGAATGACAGACAAAGGCTTGGAAATTCTCCGGCAAAATGAAGTAATTGACGAATTAAAAAATGCAGCACAGCCAATCTTTCAAGATTTAGTTCCCCCGGATGATGTTGTAGATACTTCTGATGATAGTACAATTGGGAGAATGATTGGGTTGTATAGTCTTCCTCTTGCAGATTTGTGGGAAGCTGTACAGCAAGTATACCTTTCTTTTGACCCCAATAGTGCAACAGGAATTGCCCTTGACAACCTTGTTCAATATGCAGGTCTTACTCGCCGTGAGGCAACTCCAACAACAGCAACTGTTACTGTATGGGGGGATGAAAATACCAGCATTCTAGGGTTTGTCAACACTGTAAGAGCAACAGATAACACTCTATATGATCTGACGCAGACTGTTCTCCTTTCTGCAAATAAGAATATTGGTATTAAATTAAAGATTGGTGAAGTGGTTGATGGAACAACGTATGGGATCACTATTAAATCGGGTTCTGCCACCATCAACGTCAGCGAAACGGCAGATGCTCTGGATACAAAAGCAACAATCATATCTTCCCTCCAATCTCAACTAACATCCCATGTATTTTTAAATATTAGCACTACGGCTGACACCATTCAAATTGAGATGGTTGACATATTTGACTATATGGATGTAACAGTAAGCAATCTGATTATTGAAAAAATCAAGGGAAGAACAGAAGTAAGAAATCAGGTTGTTGGTATTAAAGATCAAGCAGCACACACAATTAATCAGATCGCTACCCCTTTACTTGGGTGGGACAGTGTTGATAACCCGTTCCCGGCAATCAGCGGAAAAGCAAAAGAAACCGATGAAGAACTACGCCTAAGATTCAGAGACAGTAAATTTCTTCGCGCTCAAAACATCAGCGATTCTCTATATTCTGCCCTTCTTGAATTAGATGGTGTTGAATCCGTCAACGTCTATGAAAACGAGACAGGTGCTTACGATCCTGTATTCGATCTTCCGGGGCATAGTTTCAAAGCCTTAGTGGTTGGCGGTGTTCCCGCTGATATTGCCACAGTGATTTGGAGGAATAAACCCCTTGGAATTGGTGCTGAAGGAAATACATCAGAATTTATTTTTGATAGTCAAGGGTTTCAACGAGAAATTAAATTCAGCAGACCCACGACAGTGAGAATCTATATTTCCATGGAGCTAGACACATATGCTGGCTTCCCATCAGATGGTGCTAATCAAATCAAATCCGCACTAACAGACTACTTTAGAAGTGAGTTCACAATTGGTCAAGATGTTATTTACAGCAGACTATTTACTCCGATCAACAGTGTTCCAGGACACCAAGTGAATAGTCTGTTTATCGGAACCACTGCAAGCCCTGTGGGTACAGGGAACATCAACCTTTCATATGACGAATTAGCTTCTCTGAATACGGACGATATTGATATCACTATTGTATAAGGAAAATAAATATGGCTGATATCATTCCTTACAAAGAAGAAGATTATCTCCAAGAGATGCGGGACAGGAGAACGTTTGCTTTTGAGCAAAGTGTTGTCTTTGACAAACATCTTCAATTATTTGCAACACAGGCAGAATCTCTTCAAGATGTACTAAAACAATTGATGCAAGAGCGTAGTATTGACACTGCTGTTGGAAAACAATTGGACATTATAGGCGACATTGTAGGACAACCACGGGAATTAGTGGATAGCGATTTCATCCCGTATTTTGGATACGATGGAGCGTTCAATGCTCAATCATATGGAGATACAAATGACCCCAAAGTAGGTGGATACTATTGGGATTATACGCAACCATTGACAGGAAGCGTATTACTTAATGATGACCAATACAGAATATTTATCAAAGCAAAAATTCTGAAAAACATCACTAGAGCAACACCAGAGGATATCATCCACTTTATCACATATGTCTTTGGCGCTAGAAAAGTGCAAATAACAGTAGATAGTGGAGCAGAACAAGCACTAATTCTGGTGTCAGATGATATTAATCAGTTTGAAATTGCTCTGTTGAAATATTTTGTAGAAAAACCATTCAAATCTTACTTCGTTCCAAAATCTTTAGGCGTTGGTTATGTCTTTGGTACAACCCCGACATTTGATTTTTTCTCATACTTGGGTGTGCCTGGGGGGTTTGGGTTCGGAACATATGACGAAGATACAGAGGAAGTGATTGGTGGTGGCAAGTATGCTTCCATATATTAATAATTAGATGGGGAAACAAATTGAGTGAAATTTTAAAACCAGACATGTCTAGCATCTGGGCTTCTGGGGGAGCAATCCTTACACCAAGTCCGGCAAAAGTTGAAACAGGGTGGACAGCAGAAATCCCACCCCATCAATGGGAAAATTACGTACAAAATAGACAAGACACGGCGATAGCCTATCTTCTACAAAAAGGTATTCCTGAATGGGATGCCACAACAGAATACCAAGCAAACAAATCTTTTGTACAATATTCTGGTGTAATCTATAAAGCCAAGACCACGAATACAAA